TGCAAGGCGTGCGTCAACGGTTGCCATTTAATTCCTCCTTCCAGCGTTCCAGCTCTCGCAACTGCTCCAAAATGTCGGCCTGTTCGGTCAATCTCAGAGAGTAATCAATAATTGATTTAGCCGCGGTGATCCGCGCTTGTGCCGGTATTTCCTCGTCCTCCATGACCGTTTGCAGGGTGCTTAATGCGGGCATTAAAAGCGCCTGCGCTTGTCTGGTAGCATCTTCAATCACTCCGGCGAATGCTTCGCGGTATCGCTGGCAAAATTCCGGGTCTTCAAAATAAGTCCGCATGGTTCGCTCTGCAATTCCTGCTGCTGCTGCCGCTTCTTTCTTGCTTCGAGAAGTCAGAAGAGCCGCAAGCAGCTTTTCTTTATTCGGGGTCATTCCCTGCCTCCTTTCCGCTTTCTGCCGTTTTCTGCCGTTGGTATAAGCTGATCCAGTCCGCAAGCGTCATGCAGACAAGCCACGGTGCGCGGTTTTTCCTCCAAAAGATAGCCGGTAAACCGTCCTTAAATTTGCCGCTGTCCCTCTGCGCCTGCTCGATCCACTCATAAAGGGCTTGCTTTTCGATGCGCTTGCACTCAATGTGTATGCCGTCAAGTCCTGTCAAATCGGGTGTGCTGCCAAAGCTCACGGCCTCGCCCGGCTGCACGGGGTAGCCGTAGCCTTGCAATAGGCGGCACAATTCCAGCTCCCCGGCGCGGCCTTTGCTTTGTGATTTTCTTCCGCTCGTTGAGTATCACCTGCTTTCTATAAAATAGTAGTGTCCCTGCGTCCCTCTAAGAGGGACACCATATATTTTTAATAGGGGAGAGGGACGAAGCTATTCTCCCGCGATACCGTCCCTCTTAGAGGGACGCAGGGACGGTATTTTATAACAGATTTATTACTCGAATGCCTCTTGCGCCGTTCGATTTCACGCCCATCTGAACGCCAATACCATAACTTGAAAACAATTCTTCACGACGGGGAACGAGTTGCTTTCTGACTTCTTCGCCGGGGTTGTCCACAAAACTCCCATAAGTTGCCTTAATAAGCGTATCGTAAGAAAAGGTCTTTCCTTCTTGCTGACGCTCGGGCGAATGTTCGATGATCCACGAACAAATCGGATTGCCGCGCAAGTCCGGCTTGGTTTCGATGATTTCTTGCCACTCTCCGAACCGCTCATCAAAAACGAGGCTCATTTCGCCGCCCTTCGCGTCGCGTGGGGTGAATTCCATTGTGGCCTTACCGTCAAATCGCTTTCCGTCTGCAACGAGATTTATGACGCAGTCGCAGGAACCGGAAATACCCATTGTTCCGCTCAGGCGCTCAAAGGAATCGAGAGCGAGCCCAGCACCTTTTTTATCATGGTGAACGAACAGCAAAGCGATATTCTCTTCAAGTGCCATGCGCTGCACAGGTTCCAGTAGCATAATATCTGCGTCATAAGCGTTTGCACCAGGGGCCTTATAGCTGCCGCGTGCTCGGCTATATGTGTCTACAATGATAAGGTGGATCGAGGGCCGTGCCATGTGGAGCTGCCGCAGCTTGTCCACGAGCCCATCGGCAAGGCGCTCCGTGATGCTGTTGGTGACAAACACGTTTGACGGAATCTGCGTGGACATTTTCGCTGCGCGGAATGAGATGCGGCTCTTACTGCCCTCTAAATCGAGATAAGCTACATCGCATTTTGTGGTAGCGTGTCCAAGAAAGGGAGTGCCGGTCGCTACCGCGGATGCCATCTGTAGCGCCATGAACGATTTGCGAATCTTTGGCGCACCGGATAAGAAGGTCATTCCACACGGGATCATACCATCGATGATGAACTCGGGCGGGCGGCGTTCTTCCTCGGTTAGGTCGGGGACGCTGTAAAATCCGAATTCCTCAAAGATGTCAGTGGGTGGAACCGGTGTCCATTCCGGCGTTGTGGTTGCGAGCTTCGCTATCGCCTCACAGGCTTTTTCGTCACCAAGAAGAGCGATAAGATCGGAAATATCTCCATGCTCCGGAATCTCCGGCCAGACGGTCGAGAGGTCACAAAGCTGGACATGATCGGCGACACCATGCAGCGAGGCGGCGGTCTCCTCGGCGTAAGCCTTACCAACGGCGTCGTTGTCGGGGAAGATGAGCACGGTGCGGCCTTGTAACTGCTCAGTGTATTCTTTCCGCCACTTGCCGGGGCCTGCACCATCTGCGCCGCTGGCGGCATCAAAGCCCAAACGATGGAGGTTGTCGGCATCCTTCTCACCCTCGGCGATGAACACGACATTACCAAGCGAACCGGCCACATAGAGGGAGTGCGGAACGCCCTGACGGTTGTAGATCCAGCCGCCTTTTCCGTCCGGCCGACGCCATGAAAAGGACTTGTCCGATTTCCGTAGCTTCTGAACGCCATTGGGATATTCGTACACGGCCACGATCTGCGGGCGCTCGGTGGACTTTGCTTCTGCATCGTAAAAGAGATCACGAGGCTTAATGCCAACACGGGCGATGATGTCGCGTGTATCACATCCCGCCTGGCATTTGAGCACCACGCCCTTTTCACCTCGACCAATAGAGAGGCTTTGCTTCCGGTCGTCATGGCACGGGCAGCGGGCCATATATTGACCGTCGCCGCAGCGTTTTACGCCTTTAAAGTGCTGTAGAACTTCCAGAATGTCCGTTTGTCTCACCCCGCAGTCTCTCTAAAAGCGCCGGTACGTCGATGTAGTACGTCGGACCGCTTTTGACGTGAGGAATGGTACCATTTTTGCAGCCATTCCGTAGAAAATATTGGCTCAGGCCGGTTGATTTGCAGGCCTCGGGAATCTTTTGATATGGTGTCATTATTGCACCCCCTCGATAATCTCTGCGACGCTGACACCGAGACCGGCCGCCAGCTTACCGGCTGTGCGAGGCTCGCAAGTGCCGCGCCGGATGATGGTGCTGATATTTTGCCGAGATACCCCGCATCTTTCAGCAAGTGCGGCTTTCGTCATGTCACGCTCGGCCAGAATTGATTCAATACGAATCGCGTTGATAGTCATTAGGCTCACCTCCCAAACAGTAACATTTATTTCTGCACAACATCAATGTAACAGAAAATTTTGTTACTGTCAAGACTTATCAGAAATTTTTCTTGCTGTTTGAGGGAATATATGCTATGCTTAGAAAAATGAGGAGGGAGATTTTGTTGACTACTGGAGAAAAGATACGGCGGGCGAGAATTGAAAAAGGGTGGACGCAAAAGCAATTAGGCGAGTTTTGTAAAATTGCCGAACCGACAATACGCCGTTATGAATTAGGAAAGTTAAAACCAAAGAAAGAAACACTTGAAAAAATTGCTGCGCCACTTGGCATCTACTATCTTGACCTATACGGGGATGATGAGGGTGCCGAAATATTATCCTATGTCAAAGCGGGTATACGATTGGGCCTTAATCATCAAGTTTCAGACGCACAACATGACTGTTTGAAGCCTTTTAGGGATCAGGGGTACGAATTTACGGAAACGGAGCGGCAGGCGGTTTCGATTTTTAATCGCCTTAACGGAAATACGCAGCAAAAAATAATTACGGACTTAGCGAGGCTTTCGCTCGATTCTCGCTATAGAAAGACGGAGCGCGCAGAGGAGCCGGACGAGGACAAAAAATAAAGCCCCATGCGAGGCATGGAGCGGGAAAGAGGTGTGGTATGTATTTCTTTTTTGACGACGAGACCCAAAATGAAGAAATGGTGGAGTACAGCGAGCAGACGTTCGAGAGCATCAAGCACTATACAGAGGATGGTCAGGAATTTTGGTATGCAAGAGACCTGCAACGAGTTTTGGAATATACGGAGTGGAGAAACTTCACGGGCGTAATCGAAAAAGCAAAAATTGCCTGTCAAAATAGTGGAATAGATCCCGATGACGATTTTGTTGATGTCAACAAAATCGTGGAGGCCGGTGCAACGCATAAAGATATCGGTGATATTATGCTTTCTCGGTATGCCTGTTATCTGATTGTACAGAATGGCGATCCGCGAAAAGAGATTATTGCACTTGGCCAGACTTATTTTGCCGTAAAGACTCGGCAACAAGAATTGGTCGATGGCTATGATCAGCTTTCCGAGGACCAAAAGCGACTCGCAATCCGTAACGAGATGATTGAGCATAATAAGTCACTTGCCGAGGCGGCACAAATGGCCGGTGTTATCGATTCGCGTGATTATGCTATTTTTCAGAATAAAGGCTATCAGGGATTATATGGCGGACTGGGAGCAAAGGAAATTCATGCTCGCAAAGGGCTAAAACCCAGCCAAAAGATACTTGACCACATGGGGAGTACTGAACTTGCAGCTAATCTGTTCCGTGCTACGCAAACCGATGAAAAACTCAGAAGAGAAAATATTCGGGGGAAAGAAGCTGCAAATAAGACGCATTATGAAGTTGGGGAAAAAGTGCGTCAGACTATTGCTGAACTCGGCGGCACAATGCCGGAAGATTTGCCGACGCCACAGAAGAGCATTAAGCAGATTGAGAGCGAGCAAAAGAAACTGATGAAGAAAAAGGACTGACAACAGGAGGCCTACTATGCCGTCCGCACGAAAGAAATTTAATAAGGCCGGACAAGCCTTTTATGAGATCCGCGTCAGCCGTGGACGGGACAAGTCCTATTTGACGCGCCGATGGTATGTGCCGGAGGGATGGAGCCAGAAGGCCATAGATCGAGAGCTTGCATCAGTGGCGGCAGAGTTTGAGCGGCAATGTAATGCAGGCGAGGCTATCAGCCGCGCAGAGAAACGCGAGAAAGCCGCGCAGGAGGCCGCAGAAGCCGCCCGTATTCTTACCCTCAAACAATACGGGGAAAGAGGGTTCATGCCTGCTAAGAGCGTTACAATGAGCGAGAACGGGCGTGCCAACTATCAAAACTGCCTTGATAAAAAGGTCTACCCCATATTAGGCGATGTGAAAATGCCGGAGATTACACCGGCGCAAATCACGGCGCTGCTTCTTGATATCCAGGCAACAGGCAAGGCCCACGCTACCGTCATTAAAGTCTATACGGTGCTGCACAGCCTGTTTAGGATGGCATACATGGGGGATATGATCGACCGCAATCCAATGGATAAGGTGGAGCGTCCGAAGCCGCGCAAGGGTGAAGCAAAGGCGGAGGCTCCCGCTGCGTATACGGCAGAGGAGGTCGGAAAGCTCCTTGACGTACTGGACGAGGAGCCCCTAAAATGGCGAGCGCTCGTCTGTCTGCTGATTGATACCGGCATCCGGCGCGGCGAGTGCTGCGCATTGAAGTGGGAAAACATTGACTTCAAGAGCGGGGAAATTACCATAGCCGGAAATCTGTGCTACACACCGACAAAGGGCGTCTACATAGATACCCCTAAGAACGGCCATAAGCGCACTGTGTATGCAGGGGATGATACAATAGCCCTCCTGCGTCAGCTTCGCGCAGAACAGGCGAAAAAAGCTATGAGCGCCTTTGTTTTCACAAAGGAGGGTAGTCCGGAGCCAATGCACCCGCAAAGCCCCACGCGCTATCTCAAAAAATTGTCCGACCGTTGCGGGCTGCCTGATCTTCACCCGCACAAGCTACGTCACACCTTTGCAAGCGTTGCGATTACCAACGGCGCGGATGTGGCCAGCGTATCCGAAGCGCTCGGCCATAGCGACAAGGCCGTAACACTGCGGATGTATACCCACGCCAACGCCGAGAGCGTCAGCAGAGCGGCGCAGATCATGCGCGAGGCGGTCAAGAAGGCTGTAAATAAGGGATGAGGTCTTGCGGTATGGGTTCTATCAAAAACCCATACAAAACCCATACGGACATCACAAAACAGCTTATTTTAAGATACAACAAGCAATGACAAGAAACAACAAGAAAAAGCCCGCATCCCCTGATATATAAGGGCTACGGGGCAACAAGGTACAACAGCTAACAACAAGAGAAAACAGTTCATATATAATTGGTAAGGATGAGGTCACCAGTTCGAATCTGGTCAGCAGCTCCAGAACAACACCTGAAATCTTCGGATTTCGGGTGTTTTCTTTTGATTTCGGCAACTTTTTGAACGAATACGGTTTTGCGGATTTTTGTTGACCACATAAAATACCACAGACAGAACGAAATAGAGTTCCCGACATGACATCGGGAACTCCGCGTTTCTTCTTCACGTGATTCAAGCTGGGACTTGGGGCTGCTGCCGCTGGGCGGCAATTTCTGCTTTCGTTTGGACGATCAGTTCTGCCAGTTTCTGTTCGCATTCTTTCTCACTGTGGGCGTAGACATTTCGGGCGAGGCGGTCGCCGTTGGGAAGTTTGGGAGAATACCGTCCTTCCCACAGCTTTTCGTTGATCTGGCTGACGCAGCCAGTGCCGGGTTTGCGGCGCTGCCCTTTGTGGGGCAGGAAGGAAGATGGAGCCGGTTTTCTTGGCGCTGTGTCTATATCTTGGAGGGATTCTGATTTGGCAATCCCTCGGTCGATTTTCGCCGCAGCGATTTTCCTCATCTCGTCTGTGACATGGGCGTAAACATTCAGAGTTGTTGCGGTAGAGACATGGCCGATAATGGTGGAGAGAGTCTTGATGTCCATGCCGTGTTCCAGAGATGCGGTGGCGAAAGTGTGTCGCAGGTCATGAAATCTGACACGCTTACAGTCTGCCCGCTCCAGTATGGCGGTCAGCCGCTTGCGGACAGCAGCGGGATCTCTGGGCGAGTCATTGTTCAGCGGGGAGGGGAACAGCCATACAGAGTTTATTTCGGTTTTGTAGTCACTCAGCACCATCAGAACAGGGGGCGGGAGGATGACGCTCCGGTTGGACGCCTTCGTTTTCGGCTCGGACACTACCGATTCTCCCTTGACCCGGTGTACCTGCCGCTTTACCTGAAGTTCTCCGGTGTTGAAGTTTAGGTCATCCCATTGGAGGGCGCAGATCTCACCACGGCGCAGGCCGGTGGACAGTTCCAGCAGGAGCAGTTCGAAACAGTCGTCCTCTTTGGACTGGATGAGCAGCCTCTGGATCTCTTCTGGGGAGAGAACCTGCATTTCTCTGGCTTTTGCAGAGGGGAGGCGGCAGAAGTCGGAGGGATTTTTGGGGATGATCTTCTCAGAGACTGCCTTGTCCAGCGCCGCGTGGAAGGTGGTGTGGATGCCGCGGACGGTTTGGTCGGAAAGTCCCTCGCCGTACTGTTCCTGCCGGAGCAGACGGCCATTTTGTTTGAGTCCGGTGTAGAACTGCTGGATGTCGCCGGTGGTGAGTTTGTTCAGCGGAATAGGGCCCAAGTTCGGGATGATGTGCTGATAGATCCGCCGTTCATAGGACATCTGGGTGTTGGGGCGAAGATTTGATTTTTTATAGGTTTGATACCAGAAGTCCAGCCATTGGGCGGCTGTCATGGTCTGCTGAGGTAGTTCCGGTTCAGACTCTTTTTGTGCGGCAATCAAACTTTTGAGTTTTTTCTCACATTCGGCCTTTGTTTTTGCCAGCACATTTTTAGTTTTGGGCAGTCCTTTGTCATCGTAACCGATGACCACTCGGCCCTCCCAACGCCCGTCACTTCTCAGGTGGAGGCCACCGCTGCCGTGCTTTCGTTGCTTTGCCAAGGTTTCATCTCCTCTCCAAGGTAGTCGGTCAGGAAACCGCCCACGATCTCAGCGGCCCGCTGATGCATATCTCCGGTGGTGTGCGTGTAGGTGTCCAGCGTGAAGCTGGCCTTCGTGTGGCCAAGGATACCGGCCAGTGTCTTGGCATCCACACCGGAGGATAGGGCATGGGTGGCGAAGGTGTGGCGCAGATCGTGAAAGCGGATGTCCGGCAGTCCAGTTTCTTTCAGTAGTGCTTTCAGGCGGTTGTATGCTGTGCCGGGGGCGATAGGCTGCTCTGGATCAAAGGGATTAGGGAATATCCATTCGGTCGGCGCTGTTTTCTTTCGCTCCCGCAGGAGTTGTGCCGTGCTGGGCGGCAGGACGATCTTCCGTGTTCCTGCATAAGTCTTGGTATCGCCTGTGGTAAGCGGTTTGCCTTTTTCTTTGTGGAGGGTGCGCCGCACATGGAGCGTTTCCTGTTTTGCGTCAAAATCCTCCCACCGCAGTGCGCAGATCTCACCCCGGCGCAGACCTGTGGTAACTGCGGTATAGAAGAAATCATGCCAGAACGCATCCTTTTCAATGACTTTCATAAACGCGTCCAGTTGTGCTTCGGTGAGGATCTTCATGGGCGCGCCGTCAAACTTGGGCGGGTCAAGTTCTGCCGCGGGATTGTTGGGGATCAGGTTCTGCTCCATAGCCGTTTTCAGGGCGTGGTGCAGGGTGGTGTGGATGCCGTGGACCGTTCTGGCGGAAAGGCCGGGGGATTGTCCATCTTTGGGATGTATCCGCCCGGTTTCCTGTAAGGAGCGGTAGAGCGACCGCAGGTCGACGGCAGTGATTTTTGAGAGAGTTTTGTTTCCGAGATAGGGTTTGACATGGAGTTCCAGAGAGCGGCGATAGCCGTTCAGGGTGGTGGGACGAAGCGTAGCGGCCATGTACTCGTCCAGCCATTTGTTCAGCCAGACGGAGAGGGCCATATTGCTTTCTTCAGTCAGGTCTACGCCTTTATAGGCTTCGGTGAGCTGCCGCAGTTTGGCGGACAGTTCCTTTTGCGTGGGCGCGGAGATGTACCGGAAGATGGAATCACCGTTTTTCTTGTGTCCCACCACGATACGGCCCTCCCAGCGGCCATCCTCCCGCTTGCGCACCATGCCGTCACCGGCCGGTCTTCGTTTCGCCATTTAGTCCTCCTGTTCCGCCGGATGGCAGATGTGTTCTTCTT